TGGATTGATGAGTCAGGATTCATTTTTGGCTCAGTTGGGTGCTAAAACACTCAAAAGAGAATTTCAAGACAGAATTGCTACAAACATTTACCAAAACACTGTAGGAAGAGCTAATTTATTCAACGTTAATAGTGGGACGGATATACTGAACTTAGTCACAACTAGAGTTCCGTTGATTGAACCTAATTGGACAATTACTGTACCACAGAACCCTGTTTTAGCCGCCGCGGATTTTGCTCTTAGACTGGCGGGAAGTATCATTCCAGTGTCTCCAATACCTGGTTCATATTTTGATACTAGTATTGTTTTGGGTCAACCAACAACAATCCAACAACTGAGAAATGCATTTAGACAATCAAATACAGGGGTAGGAAAATTTTTCAATCGTTTGTTGGGAGCTGACCAAACAGGCTCACAGATATTTTTGAATAACACTGGTGGAGGACAAAGGTCAAGATTGTTTGGAAACCTGAAGTTCAATAGATACAAACCTGAGTATGATAGAAATATATTTGATAGATTGGGTGGTGCTATTGTAGGCACTACTCAGAATAATTCCAACTATTACATTGGTTCAATCACATCGGAACCTTCTCAAGTCTTTTCTCCTGCGGGTGATTTACCTGTTGGTATATTTGGTGCAGAAATTCAAGCTCCTGTTTATGGACCTACGGAACTTGCTCAATTATATGAAGGACCAAATAGAGAAATCAGATTGGGTGCGAACGCTCCTGTTTATGCGGACGGAGGTGGAATCGAAGGTGGTCTAACTTGGGTATCACCAAAATACAAAGGAAATGCCGGTAAAAAAGTGGGTATTGGTGGTGAGGTGACCAACCCTGACGAAAACTTCAGACCTTCATCATATGTCACAACAGAGTCAACGAACATTGCGTTCAGAGAAGGTTCGATTATGGATGACACACAGAGGTTGATTGATAGTCAACCTAATGGTGGTAGAAGATTACAACACGTAGGTAATGCTATTGACCAAGTTAGTAAGGTGTTCCATGATGGGTATAAAGAAATGACAAAGGGTTCAAGGGTTTTGACGTATGTTGGTTCATTGGGACAAGAGGTTGGAACCGAATATTGTAGAGTTTTTGCTAAGGACCTTCCATACGCAGAATATTCAGATTTACAAAAAACAGATGGAGTTGTTAATGAAGGTAGGAGATTTTCCTTTTCGGTGTTTGACAAGACTTATAATCTTAATATGTACCCAAACAAACAAGAGGGAGGTCAAGACTCTTCCAATCTGATAGGTACCGGAGACCAAGCTTATGCCAAAAAATATATGTTCTCATTGGAGAACTTAGCTTGGAGAACATCACATACTCCAGGAGTGAATGTTAACGACCTACCAATCTGTGAAAGAGGACCGAATGGTGGTAGGGTAATGTGGTTCCCACCTTACGGGTTAACGTTCTCAGAAAATTCAAGAGCTAGTTGGAAGGAACAAGATTTCTTGGGTAGAACAGAAAAGGTTTATACCTACACAAACTCATCAAGAGACGGAAGTATTTCTTGGAAGGTTGTTGTTGACCATCCATCAGTTCTTAATGTTATTGTAAACAAAGTTTTGGCTAATAATACTAACTCAGAGAGAATTAATGGATTGTTGGATTCATTTTTTGCCGGTTGTAAGAAATATGATTTGTATGAGTTGGCTAAGAAATACTACACAATTTCACCAAACGAACTCGCCGTATTACAACAAGTTATCTCGTCCAAGGATGCTAGTAAAGAAGCGGTTGCAGCAATCAGAGATAATCAAGCATCAGGAGCTCTCAATACAGGAAGTCAAAGTCAAGTGACAACTCAACCTGTACAACAGACACCATCGGAAACATTCAAACAATTTGAAAACTTTGCCTTCTTCTTTCCTAACGCCCAACCCGTTGTCAATGACACTGTGCAAGATTACGATTATTATTACACAACATACAATTCTCAAATCGGAGGTACCTACCCCAATGGAAGTGAATCCGCCCGTTTTTTTGATGATGTAGTTGCTGAGAACTATGACGAAATTAAAGAAAAGTTTGTCGACCAATTGGCACAATTCCTAAAAGAAAATTCCAATTCAACGGTGACTATTTTCTTGGAAGCGAGTGCATCTGCCCCTGGTACTAATGATTATAATATAAAACTATCGGAGAGGAGAGGTGTAAGTATTATAAAGTTTTTTACAGACAACCCAAAATTAAAAAACTTTGTTGCTAATAGAAGAATTATTTTTCCTCCAGTTAAAGCTCTTGGAGAAAGTGGCGAGGTAAGACAATACCAAGGTACACAGTTTGTCTCAAATATTCAAACTGAAAAATGTTCTGAGATAATAAGTAATAACGTTTCGAATAACGACGACAGTAATCCGAATATTACTAATACAAAGGCTATGGCTTGTAGAAGAGTATCCATAAGTAAAATTCAGATTAGTAGTCCACAACCAATACAAAAACCAGCACAACCAAATATTCCAACAGGTTCAGGATTACCATCGACAAATCAAGAAAGACCTATTCCTCCAGCTGACATTGAACCAAAATACAGAAACTCAGATTGGGTCACAAAAAGGATTGTTAGAAATCTGATTTCAGAGTGTGATTATTTTGAGACCATAAAAGAGGAAACTCCAATGGTTTACGATAATCTTAAACAAAAATTGAAGTTCTTTCAACCTGGTTTCCACTCAACCACACCTGAGGGTTTGAACTCAAGACTAACTTTCTTACAACAGTGTATGAGACCAGGAGACACAATCCCAACTGTAAACCCACAACCTGACGGAAGTTATCAGTTGGACTTCAATAATGCCATAAACACAGCATTTGGTATCCCTCCAGTACTTGTTTTGAGAATTGGTGATTTCTATCATACAAAGATTATACCTACCAATCTTCAACTACAATTCGAGGGTTTAGATATTAACCCGGAGGGGATTGGTATTCAACCGATGATTGCTAATGTGACATTGGGATTCAATTTTGTGGGTGGACAAGGTCTTGCAAATGCTGTAGATAGATTACAAAACGCTCTGTCATTTAATTACTACGCCAACACCGAAATGTGGGATGAAAGAGCTGACCCAACTGACCTTACTAACCTAAAAGTTTTGAGTAAGGATTTTCTACAAATGGTACAACAACCGTCAGCACCAACCACAAATCAAGTACAAAATACCAGTGGACTCGGGAACGCATCGACAATAGGAAACAGAACAACTAATGTTATAACTTCAACAGGAGAAACAGGTGTATTAAGCTATACCCAATTCATGGATACTGTTCTAACACAAACCCAAACCTATTTCCAAACAATGTTCAATCAATCTAGAAGCACCTTCACACAGTATAACAACGCCATTTTACAACTTTGGTCCTTCGGGAACATTTATCAACAAGGTAATTTGATATCGAACCCTTCCGAGGATGTGTTGTTGTTCGGAAAAAACGATAATTATCAAACTTCGATTGATAACATATTTTCTGATATGTTGAAGGATATAAAAAATGACAGTGACCCATTTTTGCAGTTCATTGGTTCACCGGGTCCTGACTTATCAGCGAAGGCACAAAGAATTATCAAAACGAATTACACAAATTTCGTAAAGAATAAGAGGGATACTTTTATGAATGCAATTGCGAAAATTATTCAAGATACCACATATAATCAACAAAACTTCATTCAATACCTTTCAAGAATCAATACTATTCCATATGTCAACGGTTCAGCTGATGGTACAGATGGATATCAACAAAAAAATGGTAATCTTGTAATTTATGATTTGACTGAGATAAACGGCTCCGCCACAGAATTAGTTTCTGATTCAGAGAAAATTGGAGTTGCGATAGATGGTTATTATGATGCCTTGAAAAGTCAAACATCTTTCCAAGATGGTTCAACAGGTTATACAGGTTATCTCACATATTGGGACTCTAGTTCTCCTCAAGAATTTGGTAGTCAAGTATTCTTCCCATTCAGTCTCAATGATAATTTTGGAGACTTACAATTCAGAAGAATGTATGCTATACTGTCACAGGATTTGAAATCGGCTAACTATCAAAATTTCAAAAATTTTATAGTTGGAGAATTGATAACCAACCCGAGTTTAGGTGGTTCGAGTAGAAATAGCGACTATGGAAAAGTATTTGACTCTTATTGGGAAGTGAAAGCTAAGCCAGCGTTCGAAGAAGAAGATAAATTGACAACAACCTTTTTGGACACCATAGAAAAAGATAAATTGAAAAACTTCTTGAATTTTACCCCATATCCAACAGGAAAAATTAGGGACTTCGATTACGACAGGAACGACTCACCAAACGACGGTCAGAAAAAACTCATTAGGTCTTTAGGTGCGGTGAATAATAGTAATAGAGAAAAAGCGGTTTGGAATTCATTAGATGGAACCGGTGTGTATATTTCTAAAGTAAAACTTAACTAATGAGCTATCCATATTACAATAGATATACAGAATTCATCATCAACGGTCAACAATCAGTTGTACCATTTGTCACATTGCCTTCAAAAACAACTGACAAGGCTTACATTTACAAAGTGGGTCAAAGTAGGTTAGATAAGGTTTCACAACAGTTTTATAATTCACCAGTATATAACTGGTTGATATTACAAGCAAATCCAATTTTCGGAGGTTTAGAAAATACAATCTACGATGGCGCAATTTTGGTAATTCCGTTTCCTTTGGTCTCGTCATTACAAGATTATAAGTCGGCGGTAGAAAACTATTTTTATTATTATGGCAGGTAATTTTCAATCCGACTTGAGCGGAAATATTTTAGTTGAATACGATTACAACAATATTGTCATTGTCGACCCAAACAAGACAGTTGATAGTCAAGGTAAGATTAGTGAAAGATTAGTTGACCACGAAAATCTAGTGATGTATGCCAACTTGGAGGCACAAGTTCTACCAAGAACAAAACTAGCATTAGGAACACAACCCAGTGAAAATATCAGCACCACAATGACGGTTGCTGGTATCAACTTCCTGAAACCCAATAAAGACAACTATCAAACTTCAGGTTATGTCGATGAAATTACAGGTAAAAATAGTTTGGTAGGAAGGGGTCAAAATCAAATGTCAGAACAAAGAAGGGTTGATTCAAAAGGGGAAGCGTATTTTGTTAAGGGAGTTGTTGATAGTCAAAGTATTGTCGATAATGGATTGTTGGGAATAACACAAATTTCCATTAGAACATCAACTTCATTTATACCCTCTGTATCTATGGAACTCGAAGATGTCCAAGGAAGAGCTTTATTTCAACTCGGAGACCAATCTCCATATGCCGCCTTTTTTAATTTACCATACCCACAATTTTATTTGACCCTCAAGGGATATTACGGACAGGCAATCAGATACCAACTTAACCTTCTAAAGTTTAATGCTCGTTTCAATTCATCTACAGGAAACTACAGTATTTCGTTGGAATTCAAAGGATTCAAATTCAATATATTGAATGAGGTTTTAGTTTCTCATCTGATTGCGGCACCTCACATGTATAACAAAAGATATAGTATCATATCTAGTCCTGTGGTGTCTAACACAACAACCAATAATCAATCTACCTTAACAAATGCGTCTGGAGCACAAGCGGGTAAAATTAATACCTCAACAGACTCTTCAGTGAATTCTGTGACTGAATTCGTGACAGAAAGGGGATATGAAAAAGTGGTAGAGGTTTATAATGAATACAAAACTAAAGGTCTCATACCTGCAGATTTTCCTGAATTAACGTTGATGCAGTTTGTTTACAAAATGGAGATGTTCGAGCAAAATGCCATCAATTCATATCCAAAGGCAAATGTTGAGCCCCTAACAGATATAAAGAATTATCAGAAAACTCTGAACTCACTGTTTGATAAAGTTAGGGGTACATCGACAGTAAGTTGGTTTTCGGCTAACATGGACCCGAGACCTATTGTGTTGGATAACGGGACATTAGTTTATTATTTCAAAGAGAACATCAGAAAAAATCCACAAGCACGTCAGCTGGCTCTTAATCAATTGAAAGACATCGTGGAGAGTTCTGTCAAAACTCTGAAAGAAAATCCAACTTTGGGGGAGGGTAGAAGATTGGGAATCAAACTCAATAATCTCAACTTCGGAAGTTTCTTATATCAGTTGAACCCAAATGACATAAATGAAAAGAAAACTGCAGAGCGTCGTTTCAATGTTTTTGAGGCAACACAACCTCTGATTACTCAGAGCAACGAGGAAATAAAAGTACTTCTTGTTTCCAATATCAATTTTTTTAATACACCAACGTCCAACTTTTTTGTATTCGAAGGTGTTGATAGATTTGATAATATTGTGAAGACAGTCAATGCGGAAGCTTCACAAAAACTTTCACAAATACAACAAGCCATCACAACTGACTTGGCGGCATTCATACAAGACAGTGCCACAGGTATCGGATTCAAACCAACCGTAAGAAATATCACTGCTGTAGTCATGGCAAATGCTGAAGCTTTCATCAGGTTGATGGAAGACGTTCACACAAATTCATGGAACGTAAGGAACAATCCGATAAGGAAATCTGTAATTCAAGATACGAGAAAATCGGCACCGAATCCTGAAGCACCTTATAGTATCCCAATAACTCAAGAAGGACAAAATCAAAATCAGGGTATTGTAACCGCGGAAGAGCCCGTTTACCCATGGCCTCAATTTTTCATCGAATCACCTGATGATAAAAAAGGAAGGTTCCAATTAGAATATTTAGGACACCCATCTGTTGTAGGGTTGACACAAGCATACAATTTCAAGGTTTGGCCTGAGGTTGAGTTTGTTGAGGAGTACATCAAAGGATTGAACCAAAAAGATAACCAACCGGCATCACAACCTCCATTGGACTCACAACTAACAACCTTTTTGACACAAGTAAACGCCTTACAATACCCACCCGTCAATCTGACTTATGTTAACAAACAAGAGATTAAATTCTTATACGAGATTTGGGAAAGACAATACCTAACTTCTTATTATTCGAATTATATAAGAGTCAATGCTAATCAAAGAAATCAGTTGATTGAAACAAATTTTTCAAGCGAGACACAAAACATACTTTTGAGTTTGGGTACAAGTAATCCTTTTCTTAGTTTCACATTAAAGGATAAACCATTTACCGCTCAGAGTTTTCCTGGTTATTTGAGAGAGTTCTCAAACAATGGAACAGGACCATTATGGGTAAATTTTGAAAGCGGAATATTCAATACCCCATACATTAAAGCGGACTTGGAAAAACCTTTTGCGATTTATAAGACTACAGAGTTAGGTTTAAATCCTGAGACAAACATACCACTTGAGTCGTTCACACAGATGGTGACAAACGCATCAAACGACCCACTTATAATTGACACATATCCTTTCACAGATGCAACTTGGGTTAAAAACAATATGTCTCTGAGTAATCAATCAGAGGGTAATCAAGTTTATGGGACTAATAAAAGTTTGAAACTGTACCAAGAAAGAAATGTTATTTCTAATTTCACAAACATATACAACTATACTGAAAACAGACCAGTCACAAATTTTTGTTATTATAATGCCGTTCAACCTACTTTGGTGAATGTATCTACAGGCACTCAAACAGAGGAAATAAAAATATTTTATGATAGTGAGCTCCCTAAAAACTTCATTCCAACGGTAGGATATATTGTAAACCCTTTAGCGAACAAGACCAATCTACCTGAAATTCAGACCACCTCGATATTGAACTCGCCGTATTTTATTAATGCAATTCAAAATGGGGTGAACAATCAAAAAAATAATAAGGAATATCCTTATATTCAGGCGGCATATTTGTTTTTGAATTCTTTACCACTCGGGACATTAAGGGAAAGATATAAAACCTTGGGTCAAACAAATGAATTGGATTATGTTTCATCTTGTTTTAACAAATACGCAGCAATCCATAAATTACCTTATGCTTGGATATTAAAAATAGGTTCAGTTTGGTATAGATATAAAACGTTTGTTGAAAAAAACACCGATATATTAGACAATACTGTTTGGACAAATTTTGACTATGTTAAAAATTATGACCCAATCACAAGTTCGAAAACAAAAGTTTATACTTACAGAGCAAATTCTACAAGTCCCCAAACAAAAATAGTCTTGGAATCTACCGCGAATAATGATATCAATATTAACACAGGTTTTTACCCGAATTTGATTAATGATTTTTCTTACTTCGTAAACAACATCAGCTTATTCAATAGTTATTCTGACGATGAATTACAATCCGCGGTCAACGATAAATTACAACTTTATAATTTTCCGAATTCTTCAATCAACGCAAGAGAGGGAGGAAAAAATTTAACACTAAAAACTTGGTCTGTCTTACTACCTGCTACTTTGGTAGATGCTAATTCTACTTTGAACACATGTTTACTTCCACCAGCTGATACTCAAACATCCACCTCGTACCGAAAATATTATATTGTCCCGTCCTTCGGAATAAATGTCAATCAGACCAAATCGCAGTGTTTGTCCAATCCAACAACAGCTCAAGAAACGACAGAACCAATTGTCAACAATCAGTCAATGTATAATGGGTCAGTCAGAACATTATGGTCTGCACCCAACTACGGATATTTCAATTCCAATGTGTTGAGAAAACCACAACCCGACGAATACCTAACCACTATAAACCCGTTGACAGCTGACCAATCACCAATGTTTTTACAAGCCGGTGTGAACTATAGTAAAATAGAGGAGATATTTGGTGTTTTTGATAGAAAGACTCTCAATCTAATGGAGAAGGAATTCTTGGATTTTTGTAAACCAGCAAATAGAGTTCAATATCAAAAAAATACTTCTACAGGGGGTGCGTTCCTAATAGACATAGATGTCAACTTCAGAAACTTCCAACTCTTTTTCAAAAACACAATGTTCATCGAGACAAACCAACCCGTTCAGCCTGCGGAAGAGTTTTTTCAAAAAGCCATAGAATCTCAGTTTGAAAATTTCAAGAACAACATTAGGAACTTGATGGAGTACGATGTGATTGTGAAAAACGGAAATCCCTCGAAATACGACAGAAGAATATTCAATTCTTTTGCTGGTAGTCAAAGTATTGTTAGACCACAACAATTCAAAACATACGTACCAGGAAGTTTGCCAACGAGAGGTGGAACTACAACATTACAACAATCTCAAAGACAATACCCAAGAGAATGGACATCTTTGAAAACTGAAGTAGGATTTTCAACAATCCCAGGTTTAGTTTATTCAGACACGGGCTCCTACATAACAGATTTCTTTGTTGACAATGATATCGAATTCAGTGTTTTCAACATTACCAACTTATCACAACTGATAAAGATTTATGCCACACAAAAACTCAATAATCCGACACTGACCTCAGCTCTTTTCAAAAGTAATCTAAGGGCATTTTTTGGTACTGAAAATGAACTTCAAACAGATTTTCTAAATAGTGTTATCGAAAATGTTAAAAAGAGACTGAAAGACATTCCACAACCAATAGAACAAAACATACAAAGCACATTATCTGGAACACAAGGTAAGGCGGAGTTATATAGTTTGTTCAGAGCACTCAATGATAAATGGATTGCAGGAACAGACTACGTTTCCAAAACTTTATTTGAAGACTTCCTTTTCTTGGACAGAGCTTCAAGGAATATTGGGGACACGATATTGGTGGATATCTTTGCGGTCAAGAACTTAATCAACAGAAAATCCCTCAACGACCAAATGAGTGTTTTTACCCTCCTGAGTAGTATGTTGATTCAGAATAACTTCACAGTAATGCCCCTTCCGGCTTATGTTAATTTTTACAATGTATTGAATGTCGACGGAACAAGAAATCCAAACTCAGAGAGCATTCAAAATTTTGGAAACAACCTTTGGGGCACATTTACAAATGTGGACTATAGAAATGCTACTCCTAAGATGGTATGTTTTTACGTAGGAAAGCCGTCGGACCAATTACCATTACCAAGACAAATTTCAGGATACGGAGATGATGGTTTTGATTTAAGAAATCCAAACAATCCCCTCATCGAGAATATACAAGACAAGAAAGACTATGACTATTCGAATAAAGTGGTTGGGTTCACAGTTGATATTGGTATTAGAAACCAAAACGTATTTCATAATTTTTCAGTCTCTCAAGATACGGGAAAGGCTACTTCAGAAACAATTGCTGCATTGATACAAATGACGGACCAATTGAATACGAGAAACGTAACGACTCAAAATGCTAGTTTGTATAACCTGTATAAAAGAAGAAGTTATCAGTGTGATGTAAGTTGTTTAGGAAACGCACTAATTCAACCTACGATGTATTTCAACCTGAGACACGTTCCGATGTTTTACGGACCTTATATGATTACTGAGGTGACTCACACAATCACGCCAGGTGATTTCAGTACAAACTTCAAAGGTGTTAGACAAGGATATTTTGATTTCCCTCAGATTGACAATTTCATTCAAAAGATTAATCAAAATCTTTTAACAAAAATTGAGGCACAAATTTTCCAAAGGGCAGGAAAAGAAAATATTCCAACAACTCAGCAACAAATAGAAAATAACTTAATTGTTAACACTAATTCAGTCCAACAAGCGGCAGAAGAAACCTGTTTTAATAAGAGAGCTCCTCAATTCGCAAATTTCATAACTCAACCTAAAAAAGACGAATCCGAAAGTATTGCCAACCTCTCGAACAGTATCAAGAAAAAATTCCCAACAAATCAAGGATTACAAACACTAATTTATATCTTGTCTTATGTTAGGTCCTATTCTAAACCTGGTTTAGATGATGGTAATTTTATGTCGGCTAACTTCAACTTTGCAGGTATTACTTTAGATAAGCCACTACCAGGTAATCTTGTTAAACATATTGAGGACGGGGTATATACTTGTCTGAAAGTGAATACGGTACAAGGTGGGTTGGATTTACCAGCAGCAAGATTTATTAGTTTGGATAAGTATCTTGATTTTATGGGAGGGCTTTTGGCTCCAAGAGTATCACAAATTCTGAATGGATTAGTAATAGAGTATTATTGTACCGAGTTCCCATCTTCAAACGTGAGTTTAGAATATTTCAATCAAAATAAAGTGCGTTTGGAAAATACCTTCAAACCCATTTTTGAACAAGCGGTGGACAGTGCGAAAAAACAAGGATTTGTTGTAAGATTCCAACTACAAGAACAGACAGGGGCGCCACTCAATTCATCAACCACAAATCAACCCATTTGTCCTGTGACTACACTTACATCAATAAATCCTTCGGATGGAAGACCAGGAACAATCGTAAGTATCGATGGACAAAATTTAGATTATGTTAGAGGAATCGAGTTTGGTGGAGTACCGGCAAACTTATGGACAAGGGTTAATCCGAATACAATTCAACTCATCTCATCGAATAAAATCAAGTTTTCAGTTCCTACTATCCCATCAATAACAACACCAACAAGCTTAAGAGTGAGAGTAATTACCACCACAAGTGGTCCTAATGGAATAATAGCACCCGAGACGTTCGATTTCATCCCGGTTTAATATATTTATATAAAAAGTATTTTATGAACTTAAAATCAAAATTAGATGCCTATCTTGGAAAATCAGTAAGATTTTCGGAAGAAGACAATGGAGACGGTACAAAAGAGGTTTGTGACTTGGACACGGGTGAATGTTATGTTGTCAGAGAACGAGATGGCCTAATCGAAAGGGCCGGACATCAACACATGGCAAACAGAAAAGTTAAAGTTGAAACCGTTCACGGAATAAAACAATTATTAAACGGATAATAAAATGAGTTTAGATAAGAAAATATTGAGTGAAATCGAAAGATACAGAAAGATTAACCAATACATTAACGAACAAGAAGCTCTCGACCCATTAGCACCACCAGCACCTGCTGACCCAGCTGCGGTCCCACCACCTACACCTGAGCAACCACCTGTGACAAAATCAGAACCATTGGATGTTGAATCAGACCCTGATGTTGAAAAAATTGACGACAAAGGAAAGTCTGAGGAGGATAAGTCTTCCGATACAGAAGAACTTGATGTGACGGAATTAGTTTCCTCTCAAAAAAATGTTGAACAAAAACAAGAGGAGTATTTTGACACCTTGTTTGGTCAGTTGAACAACTTGGAACAAAAGTTAGGAGAGATGGACCAAATAATGACAAAACTCAATGACCTTGAAACCAAGATTGAGAAGTATAGAGAAAAAACTCCTGAAGAAAAGTTGGAACTAAGAACGTATGATTCATATCCTTACAGCCAAAAGCTATCCGACTTCTTTACAGATAAAAAAGAAGAAATGGAAAAAACAGGAAAACGTGATTATATTTTAACTTCAGACGAGGTGACTGATATCAACGTTAATGATATCAAAAACTCCTTCCAACCAGGAAGTCAAACGCAAGATAACTTCGAATTCAAAAGATAATATAAGGGACCTTAGGGTCCCTTTTTGATTTGACTAATAGGGAAATCCCAATTATATTTAATAAACAAACTAAAACTTAAAAAAATGAGTAATGTATTAGACGCCGTATTGGCACAGTATGAAAAAAATCAGTCGGGCGGGGCCCAATCGAAAATGTCGCAAGACGAAAGAATGAAAAAGTATTTCGCTTTAATCCTTGGAGATAAAGAGAAATCAGGTCAGAGAAGAATTAGAATTCTTCCAACTAAAGATGGTTCTTCACCATTCAAAGAAGCTTGGTATCATGAAATTCAAGTAGGTGGTCAATGGCAAAAGTTCTATGACCCAGGAAAAAATGACAACGAACGTTCACCTTTAAATGAGGTTTACGAAGAGTTGATGTCCACAGGTAAAGAATCTGACAAAGAACTTGCAAAACAGTACAAGTCACGTAAATTCTACATCGTAAAAGTTATCGACCGTGATAACGAACAAGACGGACCAAAGTTTTGGCGTTTTAAACACAACTACAAGAACGAGGGTATTCTCGACAAAATCATTCCAATTTGGAGAAATAAGGGAGATGTCACTGACCCTGAAAAAGGTCGTGATTTAGTTATCGAACTTGCTAAATCAAAAACACCAAAGGGTAAAGAATACACAACCGTGTCTGCAATTATGTATGACGACCCAACTCCAATCTCTCAAGATGCTGAACAAGCAAAAACTTGGGTTGACGATGAGTTGGCTTGGACAGATGTTTACAGCAAAAAACCAATCGAGTATCTTGAAGCAATTGCTGAAGGTAAAACACCAAAGTGGGACAACGAAAAGGGTGGATATGTCTACGGAGATGATGAAGTTTCTGAAACCTCAATGGGTGGAAACAAATCTTCTAAAACTCAAGACCCTCAAGCAGACGCTGAAACAGATACAGATTTACCATTCTAATTTTATAACATGTTCCCGACATCCGTGTCGGGAACATATTTTTGATTTATGAGTTATACACTAAAAGAACAACCTAAAAAGATTTACGAAACAGTAACTTTTGAACTCACTATTACCAACGAAAACGGTGTGGATTATAAGATAAGAAAGTGGGAAGATAGTAAGGGAGGTGGATTCTATATTTATGATTCTACTAACAACGAATGGGTTGATTTTTACCCCCCTGAAGATTTGGATGAGTTCCTCAATTACGACGTAGACTATTAATATTATGGCAATCAAGAAAAACGATTTCACAAACCTAAAGAAGAAGTTTTCAACTTCCGCAAAATACAAACCCCAAAGATTTTTAGATTTGGGTGGTGATTTTTTGGATGCAGTTGGACTTCCTGGTCCTGCAGTTGGACATATAAACATGTTCTTAGGTCACTCAGATACTGGTAAAACAACAGCAGCAATCAAAGCTGCGGTTGACGCACAGAAAAAAGAAATACTACCCGTGTTCATTATTACAGAACAGAAATGGAGTTTTGACCATGCTAAAATGATGGGATTTCAATGTGAAGAGGTTGTAGATACTGAGACAGGTGAGATGGATTGGGATGGTTTCTTCTTGTTCAACAACAACTTTAGTTATATAGAACAAATTACAGACTACATCAATCAGTTATTGGACGCTCAAGAAAAAGGTGATTTGAATTATAGTTTGTGTTTTATTTGGGACTCAGTCGGTTCTGTGCCTTGTAAGATGACTTTCGAAGGTAAAGGTGGTAAACAACACAACGCCTCAGTTCTATCAGACAAAATAGGGATGGGAATCAACCAAAGAATATCGGGCTCAAGAAAATCAGATAACGAATTCGAGAACACACTTATCATCATCAATCAACCTTGGGTTGAACTACCTGATAATCCTTTTGGACAACCCAAAATCAAAGCGAAAGGTGGGGAGTCAGTTTGGTTGAACTCATCACTTGTATTTTTGTTTGGAAATCAAAAAGGGGCTGGAACTACCAAAATAACTGCAACGAAAGATAAAAGGAGTGTTAAGTTTGCGGTAAGAAGTAAGGTGTCTGTAATGAAAAATCATATCAATGGACTCGGATATGACGATGGAAGAATTATCGTTACCCCACATGGTTTCTTGGCGGGTAAGGATTCTACCGAAGAAAAAGCATCTATTGAAACTTATAAGAAAGAATACGCCGATTATTGGAAAGACATCATCGGCGCTGAAGGTGATTTCACCTTGACAGAAGAAAAAGAAGATTGATTCACCCGTAAATAGATTATGTGACTAAGACTTTGTTGGTAGATGGGGATAACCTATTCAAAATCGGATTTCACGGGGTAAAGGACCTCTACAGTGAAGGTTCTCACATTGGTGGGGTATACCACTTCATTAATACAATCAGAAGATTTTTGGAGGAACATAATCACGATAAAGTGATTGTGTTTTGGGATGGTGATACAAACTCATCCATTCGTAAATCGATTTATCCTCAATACAAAGGAAATCGAAGACAAGATATGAATGAGTACAAATATGAATCTTACTTGCAACAAAAGGCAAGAGTTAAGATGTATTTGGAGGAGGTGTATGTCCGACAGGTCGAAATGTCCAACAATGAAGCGGATGACCTAATCGCTTATTACACTAAAATTGCGACCACTGAGAAGATTATTATATTCTCAGGTGACAAAGACCTCACACAATTAATTAACGAAAGGGTGACCATCTATTCACCTGTGGCGAAGAAGTATTATTCCAACGGTGATAGTATATCGTTAAACAAGGTGGATATACCTCACTTTAATGTGACACTCACAAAAGTCATGACTGGCGACAAATCTGACAACATAGATGGTATCGAAGGTCTTGGTGAAAAAACATTGGTTAAATTATTTCCACAAATGTTGGAAAAACCATGCACAATCGAAGAAATATTGGATAATGCACGAAATATCCAACAAAAGAAACTACCAAAATCTCTAGAAAATATTTTGACTGGACGGACCAAAAATGGTATACTTGGAGAACAGTTCTACAATATTAATAAACAAATCGTTGACCTTAATAACCCTCTTATTACGGACGACGGCAAAGCCTTGGTAGAACAAATTCATACCGACACAATCGACCCTACAGACAGAGGCTATAAAAATTTGATGAGACTGATGATGGAAGACGGTCTTTTCAAGTATCTCCCCAAGAACGATGAAGCTTGGGTAAACTTCCTTAAACCATTCTTAAAACTTATTAGAAAAGAAAAACGAAAACTATGATTGATTATTCCTTACCAGGCAAAATAAAAACTACCTACAAAAATAATTTACCGTTTCCTAACATTGTGATTGATGATTTTTTACCTGAATTTTTATTAGAATCTGTTTTACAAGAAATCGAATCTCACAACGAATGGTATCATAATTTAGAAAAATGGATTGAAGAATTTGAGGTTAATAAATTTTACTACCCCAATCACGATACAGATATGACGGAATTAAAAAATAAAATACCAATAACTAAATTTTTATTTGATTATCTAAATTCACCTAAATTTATAAAATTCTTAGAAGACTTGACTGGAATCGAAAATTTATCTACAGACCCAATACTTTTGGGAGGAGGAATTCATAAAATCGGAACGGGAGGAAAATTAGCAATACATAAAGACTTCAATGCTCATCCAGGTACTTTCAAAAGTAGAAAATTAAATTTATTAATTTACCTTAACAAAAATTGGAAAAAAGAATGGGAAGGTAATCTCGAGTTAGTTTCAGAAAAAACACGGGAAAAAAATTTAGAAATTGAACCGATTTTCAATAGAGCGGTTATCTTCAATATTGAAGATGCCTTACATGGACACTCAGTTCCTCTGAATACACCTCCTAATATTTTCAGATACTCATTAGCACTATATTATTTTACCGAGGAAATACCTGAAGAAAAACATAATGTGTTTTTCTATAGAGATGAGGAAATCAAAGACACAAAGAAAACCATGATTGATTTATCGATTTCAAAAAAATTAAAAACTCAATATAAAAAAGAGTTTCCATTTCCACATACAATAATTGATGAATTCGTTTATCCACCCCTTTTGGAAAAAGTATGGAACGAGATGAAAAGTTTTGAATATTTTGGTTGGGATGGGAGTAGTTACTCCGCAGAGCATCAAGTTAATAAGTTTTTTACTCCTTGGTGCGAAAACAACATCAATGACATAAGAATAGCGGCTCCTTCAACATTTTATATGATGGAATATTTCAATTCCGCAGAATTTATTTCCTTTGTTGAAGAATTG